AATTCAACATTTACTGATTCTGCTCCTGTATATTCACTGCTTAATAATGATCTTAATTTCATAGCATTTCCAGTAGTATATTTTCTTCTTGACCTTGCTTGTGTCACTTGTTGTGGAAGTGCGCTAGCTCGAACTTGACGTGCCATACCTCGACAAGGTATATCAAAATTATTTCTTAAAATACTCATAATAAAATCATCTTTTTGATTATTTCCTGTTATTCTACAATATTCCCTTAATTGGGCATCATCAATATCAATAACAATTCTTGGCATTTATTATATAAAATATAATAATATAAAATATAATAATATAAACTAATTGAAAATTTCCCTTAGTCTATCTTTATCCTTAGTAAAATCTTTAGAATAATCTAAATTAAAAATAATTATACAATGACCCCTTTTATCATCATTGATAAAACCTAAATCTTTATAGGCATATGTATTTTTATTTCTTTTTTTATGAAAAATAAATTTTTGATTATCAGGGAGAATTATTTCATATTCATTTTTAAATAAAAGTTCATAAATATTTATATCTTTATGAATAATCAAATGATTCTTATATTTTTGATAACCTTTTGAATTTATATTGAATTTTAAATGAAAATTATATTTCCCATTTGTTATCTTAATATCTTTAAAATTTCTTAAAAATAAGTAACAAATAAAATCTTTAGTATGAATAATTAATCGCTTTAGTGTATTTTTATAAATATCTGAAATATCAATATTCAAAGTAATTGTAAAATCTTCATCTAATTTCTCAATATTAATATATTTTGGAGGAACTATTATTTCTTTAGATTCAACAATTTCTTTTGTTTCATTTGTTTCTTTTGAAAATAAGTTATCTGAAAAATGTTTCATTCTAGATTTTATGTGTTCAGGTAATGTTTTATATAAAACTTTTATAAATTTAGCTTCATTAGTACTGATTATTTTTTCATATAATTCTGTTAAATAAATAATTTCAAAATCACTTAAATCAAAATCTTTTAGATAATAGAATTGTTGCTGATAATCATATATTTTTCGTTTTTCATCATCTATCAAAATATCATAAGCTTCTTTAATCATAATGAATTTTTCGTTGGAATCTTGAGAATTATTTTTATCAGGGTGATATTGTTTTGATAATTTGTGGTATTGTTTTTTTATTATTTCTTTGTTTGCATTTGGTTCTAAATAAAGGATATCATATAAATTATTCATTTAATATATTATATAAATCTATTAACAAATATTCTATAAATATTATTTCTTTATAGCATTTAACCATTAAATAGTTAAAATCTGAGATTTTTTTAACAATTTTAATCTTTTTCGAATTAGGAATATTTTCTTTTAGATAAAAATTTAATATCCTTTTTGATAATATATTTATATTTAATACTGAATTTTTAAAATTATATACTATTTCTTTGATAGTTTCTATATTTTTCGTTAATTTTGTTTTCATAATTACGTTTATTTTCTCTAAAAAGATATTATAAGGATCTTTAAAATTCGTTAAAATTTTCTTTTTTATTAAATCTATATCGACTTCTAGATATAAATAATCTTCAATTTTACATGTTATTTTTTCTTTTTTTATAAATTCTTTTATGATAATTTCTTTATCATAAATATTTGGACAGGGTATTCTGATATTAATACAACGACTTTTTATAGCTTCAAGATGTTTTGTATATTTTGATGTAACTATAATAAATTTTGTTGTTGATGAACTTTTCTCTATTATAACTTTTAATTGATTCTCAATTATTGGATTTATATAATCAAAATTATCTATTATTATATAATTACTTAATCCTGTATAATAATTAAATGAATTTACTATTGGTTTTATGATATTTATAAATTTATTTTTAACATCATATTTGATGCCTTTTACGTTAAAATAATAATAGTAATCATTATATTCATATTTAATATCTCCGTCTACAAAAGTATTTTTTCCCTTTATTCTAAAAAAATCTGTTAAAATAGTTTTTATAAATAATGTTTTATTAATGTTTGATTCGCCATAAATAAATATATTAGAATGATTTTTATTTAATAATAATTTATAAATTTTAAAAGCTTCTTTATAATTATATAAAGTATCTATCATACATAAAATCTTATTTTTGGTTTAAATAATTGTATTTTTAAATAATATAAACTATGAATATCATCGTAAATAAAGATAAATTTAATACAAAAAATTTAAATATAACACTAAATATGAAATTAATTTATTCTTATACATCTATTAAGATGTTAGGTATCCCATTAATTATAAATGATTTTGATTTTATAATACGAAAAAATTATATTATTCTCAAATTATTAAATCAACATGATATTAAAATCTTTGAAGAAATTGATAATTTTTTCTCTAAAAAATATATGAACTACAAAAAAACTTTAAAAGATAATAAAATATATGTCAAAAATATTTTTAATAAAGATATAAATAAAGAATTATATATAAATATAAATAGTTTAAAACAAAAAGATTTTTTATTATACCTAAATATATTTACATTATGAATAGTAATGACGAATTTTTATATTTAATTGCAAATCCTCATAGAAAGAAAAAAACATTCATTACCGAAAATGTAGATGAAGAATTATTATTATTAATGAATAAAAAATATAAAAATTATTTCTTTGATGAAGCTATCTTTAAAAATATACTTAATGAAAATAAAAAACTTGTAGAAAATTATACTATTCAAAAAGTTGTTGAGAAAACTATTAATGATTGTATTGATGAAATTTTATTGAAAAATTCCTAAATCATAATCCAAACAAATATGATTGTTTTTTGATCTTAATATATCTCTTATATGATCCTTTGATATATTACCATAAAAAATCATATATAATGCTACAATTAATGGTGAAACGGTTATACCATTATAACAATAAATAAATATATTCTTTTCTTCCAATGATTGATGGATAAAATTTAATATTTCTTCACGTTTTTCTTGTAACATGTAAATATCATTATTTATATCTAAAACATTCGATAATGGTAATCTAACTTTCTTAAGACTATCAATATTTAGAAATCCTTGTTCTTTTGTACAATTAATAGCTATATTTATATTATTATCTTTATAAAATTCGGTTTTATAAATATCATTAACATCTCCTATCCATAATCCTGATAAAATTTCTGTAGGCATTTAATTTAATATAATATTAAATTATCTCAAATAATCTTCTGCGAGATATTACCAACCTGGTCTTTTATGAATAAGTTTTTCTTTTAGTATCTTTTTATATTTGTCTAATTCTGATTTCCAAGGGCAACATTCACCTATATATTTATCTAATGTCTCATCAATTGTTAATCCGGCAACATTTTCTTTAGGTATGTATTTATGTTTATCATAACCAAATACATATACGTTTTCTGAACCATATGCTAAAGGATAGGGAACATCATTATTACCCACGGGTGATACATATTTTTCAATACTATCTTTTGTAGAAAATTCAACTATTCTTTCTGCTACTAAACAATATCGTTTAGGTTTAATTTCAATTAAGATAGTGTTTCCATCAAAATATTTACCATATCCTGCACTAATCTTAGTCATCTCTATTTTAGGACTTTTACCGATAAATACTTTTTTAACTTTTTTATATTCTTTAACTAATTCAGTATAATCACTTTTAGTTGTATTTTTATCTTCATAAACACCATTCGGTAATTTAAATATAGAAATATCATAACTATTTACATTTACTAAAAATGGTCTTCCACCATTATCATGAATTAAATATTTTTTACCTTTTTTTAATTTATTTCCATCTATTTTTATAGATTTTCTTTTAGATTTTCTTTCAGTTTTTTTAACCCATCTTTGAACTCCATTTTTATTTTTTTTGATAATCCAATAATTACCATCGTTACCTATCATTTTTGTGCCTACTTTAAATTTAGTAGCTGATTCTTCGGGACCTTTTCTCATATATATTAATATTATTAATATTTAAAAATTTGATTAATATTTAAAGATTTCTTAAAAATTTTAAGTGTATAATGGATTTTGAAGCTTATTTTGATTCTCTTGATGAGATCACGCACAAAGAAGAATTAACAGAAGAAAAATGTTGCGAAAATATGAATAATTTCATAATGCATGCTGGTATAACATCATGTAAAGTTTGTAAAAATATAGTTTCTAATATTAGCGATAATGCTGAATGGAGATATTATGGATCAAATGATACTAAATCTTCTGATCCAACCAGATGTGGTATGCCTACAAATATTTTATTACCCGAATCATCCATAGGCTCTACAGTAAATTTTAAAAATAATAGTAAATCAATGAATCAAATTAGAAGATATCAAAATTTTCATGGAATGCCTTATAAAGAAAGAAGTAAATACAAGGTATTTAATATTATAGCAGAAAAATGTGATAAACATAATATTAATACTAAAATTGTTGGTGAAGCTAAATCATTATATAATAGTATTTCTGAAATAAAGATATCAAGAGGCTCCAATAGAGCTGGGATTATAGCTGCTTGTGTATATTTTGCTTGTAAAGAATGTAATGTTCCAAGAGCATCAAAAGAAGTAGCTGAAATATTTGATATTGATATCACAATAATGACAAAAGGTTGTAAAAGTTTTCAAGAAATTATGAATCTTAATAAGAAAAATAAGAAAAGAATTGTAAATAAATCTATTAATCCAAAAGATTTTATTGATAGATTTTGCGATAAATTAAATATTGATGTAAAAAAAATAGAAGAAATCTGTGATATTTGTTTACAAAATAATATTATTTCTCAGAATACCCCACAATCTATAGCAGCAGGTTGTATATATTTTCATATTAAGAAAAATAATATTAATATAAATAAAAAATCTTTATCTGAGGTTTGTAAAATCTCAGAAGTCACTATTAATAAATGTTTTAAAAAAATAGATGAAAATAAAGAATTATTTAATGAATAATTTTAAAACTAAAAATACTACGGCAATGATTACCCCCTTCATAACTACTGATAAAACAGTTTCTTTTCCTTCTACTTCATTATAAAGTAATGATACATTTTTTATTTTAAGATTTTCTGAAATAACTTCTAAGTTAAATAAGATACTTAGGATCAAAACTATAATTACATCTTTATTTTGAAACAATAAATCTTTAGCTTTTTCTAATGGTGTCTGTGGGACAGCTTTTTCTTCTTTCTGTGCCATCTGCTGCTGTGCCATCTGCTGCTGTGCCATCTGCTGCTGTGCCATCTGTTGCTGCATTCTCTGCTGGGCTATCCTCTGTTGTTGCATCTGTTGCTGAATCAACATAGCTTTTTCTTCTTCAGTTATTTGAGGCATCTGTTGCTGCGATGTTACTTGTGGAGTGGGCTTACCTTGTTCTTGTCTACCAGTATCATTTAAATCATTGAGAATTGAATTAACCATAGAATTTTCTTCTTGGCTTAAATCAGAACTATTCATTTCTTTGATAAGAGAATCAATATCAGTTGAATCACCCATTTTTAAAAATGACTTATTATTTTTTTTCTTTATAAACGTATCATAATTATATTATCTGAAAATATACTATATGTAAATTTACCGATAATTACTCCCATTATAAGAGATAATAACATTTTGAGATAATCTTTCATATTTAATATTATATTTAAAAAAAATTTCTATATTATAATAAAATGCTTGACTTTTTACCAATCCAAAATCAAAAGTTTTATATGGCTATGGGTTTCTATCTTGTTGTCATGATTGTTGTCGCAAATGTCGGTCAAAAATATCAAGAGCTCGGTTTAACAAATGCTTTATATTTAGGTCTTTTAATTAATATTGTTTTATGGAACACTATGGGTAAGAAATATGTCGGAATGTACTGATTCATCTTCAATAATAATATTATCTGAATCATTTACATAATAAAATAATATTGTAAGACTAATTACAATTAATAATACTTTTATATCTATGAAATTTTCTATCATTATTAATATAAAATATATTAATATTCATGAAACCAAAAATTAGCATTTACTGGTAAAGGTTCATCAGATTCCATTATAAATGTTTTATAAATATAATCATTTGGTGTATATCCTAACATAGGTCTAACGCTATTCTTTAGAATTTCTTCTTGTTTAATATAATGTTTCATTGGACAATTACTAAATGATTCTTTATTTTTTTTACATAAATATAAGATTAAAATTACTAAAAATAACCAAAAAAAACACATAAAGTTATTAATATTAGTAATATTTAAAATGGAAGAAATACTTGATTTATTTGATAGTAATGAAACAACACTTTACCAAGATTCTATTATGAATAATGAAGAACCAAAAGAATATTATATCGGTAAAGCTGAATTTATTCTTAAACAATTAGATAATAATATTAATTATTTTGAATTCTTAAAAGTTATGATGAAAAAATATCATGAATTAAATGATAATCAAAAAAAAGAATTAATTGAATTTATGAATATACCTGAAAAAATTAAAATTGTAGAAAAAGTTAAAATAGTTTACAAAGAAAAGAAATCTAAACCTAAAATTAATTATTGTGATGATTATTAGGTTATTTAAAAATTTGATAATAATATATTATAGCTTAAAAATGGAAATACAATCGGTCTTATCTAAGAATGGATATAAAATCAAAAAGAAATCATTAACACCTAGATCCTTAAAATCATTAAAAGATGAATTATCTGTTAAACCTTTTGTTTATAATGATTACAATAATACATGTACTGAATCAAGATTTAAAGTATTTCTTGAATCACCCACTTCTATTTATATTCCTAAATTTTATGGGATTGATAAATATGGACCCGCTAAAACAAATAAATCATGCGAAGGAGATGATATTACTATAGAATTTTCTGGTGATCTTAGACCTGAACAATACCCAGTTGAAGAATTATATCTTAAATCAGCAAAAGAAATTGGTGGAGGGATTATTTCATTAAAATGTGGTGGAGGGAAAACTGTGCTTGCTCTACATATTATTGCTATGTTAAAAAAGAAAACTATTGTTGTTGTTCATAAAGATTTCTTAATGACGCAATGGAGAGATCGTATTAAACAATTTCTCCCTGAAGCAAGAATTGGTAAAATCCAACAAAATACAGTAGATATTGAAGATAAAGATATTGTTTTATCAATGGTTCAAAGTCTTTCTATGAAAGAATATGAAGAAGATACTTTTAATTCATTTGGTTTAGCTATTTTTGACGAATGTCATCATCTCGGGGCAGAAACATTTTCTAAATCAATGCAAAAAGTATCATCAACATATATGTTAGGTTTATCTGCTACACCAAATAGAAAAGATGGATTGAGGAAAGTTTTTGAATGGTATATTGGACCTATTGTTTATATGACAAAAGATAAAAATGAAGATTTTGTTGAGGTTCAATTAATATCTTATGATTGTGATGATCAATCATATTGTAAAGAAGAAAAAACATTTAAAGGTGATGCTTGTATGCCAAGGATGATTAATAATATTTGTGAATATTATCCAAGAACAAAACTTATGTTGGATTTAGTAGAAAAATATTATAAAGAAAATAGAAAAATTCTTTTCCTTTCCGATAGAAGAGAACATCTTAATTTAATGGAAAAATATATTCATAAAAATATTGCTCCAAATAATGTAGGACAATATGTTGGAGGAATGAAACCAAACGAATTAAGAATTTCACAAGATAAAGATATTATTCTAGGAACATTTTCTATGGCAAGTGAAGGTATGGATATACCTAAATTAAATACATGTATATTAGGTTCGCCTAAATCAGATGTTGAGCAAAGCGTCGGAAGGATCTTTAGAGAAAAAGCATGTGATAGAACTCATCATCCATTAATTATAGATATAATAGACGACTTTTCATTATTTAAAAAGCAAGCAGATAAAAGACAAGTCCTTTATAGAAAAATGAATTTTAAAATATTTATGAATGGCGAAGAAATAAAAAAGAAAACTAGAAAGAAAAAACAAAAAACTTTATATGAGATTGATGAATGTTTGCTTTAACTTGAAGGTGAACTATCACCTTCGGTATGTATAACATGATATGCAATTCCAACACCTAATCCAACAAAAAATCCTGCCCCACCTCCAATAAGATAATCAAAAATCTTAGAATCAAAATCGAGTTTAGCTTCTAAAGAAGATATATCTCCTTCGGTATCAGAAGCACTTATATTATCTATGCCTTCATAACGATCTTTTCTAATATACAACACCAATAAAACTAATAAAATTACAAATTTTAACATTTATATTACTTATATTATTTTTTATATAAAATATTATCATAAAAATATATTTTTTTTATTTTATATTTATAAATGACTGATACACAAGAACCACTTATCCAAGCAAAGAAAAATAAAAATAATAAAAAAATAGCTGAATATCCAAAAAATTTCACAGGAAGAGTTGAAAAAGTAATTGATACCCTTGATCTACCAGACCAAGCAAATAGGGAATTATTAAAATTAAGATTTCTTGATGAAGTTGAGTTTTATGAAAAGAAAAGAAATAAAACTAAAACATATTATAATGCTTTTAGGTTTATTGTAACTACTGGTAGTATTCTTTTACCAGCTATTCTTTCAATAGGACAAATGGATCCTACAAAGTTACCTAAGCATTTTGAACAAATCACATATTGGTCTTCATGGAGTATTTCTTTAATGGTAACTATTAGTAATGGATTTTTACAATTATTTTCTTTGGATAAAAATTATTTTAATTATTCTTTAACAGTTGAACAACTCAAAACAGAAGGTTGGCAATTCTTTGGTTTATCTGGTAAATACGAAGATTATAAAAAACATGATATAGAATCTTATAAAAATTTCTGTAAAAATATTGAAACTATTAAAAGAAAACAAATTGAAAATGAATTTAATGGAAAAGCTGATTCTAAAAAGAAAAGTTTCGATTTCGCAGGAGAATTTAAGAAATTTCAAGAAAATACCATAAATGCCCAAAAAGATCTCGTTAAAGAAGTTGGAAAGGCAAGCACTGACGCTGTTACTAAAACCGTTAACACCGCTGTAAATAGTGCTGTAAATACCGCAGAAAAATCAGTTAAGCCTTTCCGTGATCTTGAAACTGGTTTAGAACAAGCTAAAGTTTTAGAAAAAAAAGCCGACGATTATCTAAAAAATGCTGAAAGAGAAAATATTGTTGAAACTTTAAATGATGATAGTAAAATGTAATTAAGTTCTTTTTGTCCTTCTTACATTATTTTTTCTTTTAGTTCTATCATTTTTTTTTGTTCTTTTAAAAAGATTATCATATCGTTGTTTACTTATAACTTCGGTATTTTCTTTTAAAATTAATGTCTCAAAATGATGAAGTATATTACTTTTTGATTTTTTAAAATTGTGATATATCAAAATATTATCTTTTTCTTTATCATTTATTTTATAACCCAATCCAATAGGACTATATACCCCCCCTTTATCAATAAATGTTTTAATATTCTTCTTTAAAAGATTTGATAAAGCTGTCATTTCTATTTGACCTCCATACTCACCTGATTGATTCATTCTTTCTAAATATCCATTAATATCATCTTGCGAATCAGACCAATCTAAATCTTCATTAATTTCTTGTAATATAGTTCTACCTGTTGTTCCTACTAAAAAATCTAAATTATTTCGTAACCATTTAATAGTTCTTTTTCTAAGAATCATTGCTTTTTTATAATAATCATCTTTTAGTAAAGGATATGAATAATATTTATTATTATATTTCTTTTTAACTTTTTGTATATGTAATGAATTTACTATGGAATTGAATAAACAATTTCCATCACCAGGTACTGAAAGGTGTTTAACTAAACTCTTATTCATTTATATTATTAGTTTTTTTTAATTTTGGATAAATATGAGCAAAAAATATATATAATAATATCCAATGAATAATATATATTTCTAATGATTTCTTACCACACCATTGTACGCATTTAACTATTTTTGTTGCTTTTAATTTTTTATAAATTTGTGGTGGATTTATTACTTTTTTGGAAGCATATTTAGCAATTAATAAACCAGCGCAAACATAAGATATCCATTGAATAATTGAGAAATGATCAACAGCTGAATAACGTGAATAAAAACCACTAATAAATGCTAACTTTTTCGGAACAAATAAAAACATATTTGGATCTTGTTTAATTAAAACTTTAAGAATTAATGCTATAAATATTATTCCTATCAAAATTTTTTGATTATCTACAAATAACATTAATAATAAACTCGCTATTGCCATAAAATGTAAGATTCCAAATTTTACGAATTTATCCCCAAATATATAATATGAAAATAATGTAATAAAGATCGCAAGTGACAATAATTTAAATATTCTCTTTAATTGTTTTTCATAAAATTCTTCCTTATTTTTACTATTTTCATATGATAAATAAATATTTATTCCTACACCTGTAATAAATATTATCTGAGCTATTTTTGCCATTAAATTTAATGTAGTTGTATCATAATTAAATTCTTTATAACCATATTGATTAGGGAAGTAAAATATATGAAAAATTAGCATAAATATAACCGCTACGCCCTTTAAAATGTCTATAGTTTCGTATCTCATGATATACTTTAAAAAATATAAAAATTTGAATAAATTTGATATAAAGTTTTAAATTATAATATACATATAATGGATTTTCAACTTCTTGATATTGGTGATGATGATCATAATTTTAAATATACAGTCACTCTTTATGGCAAGAATGAAAAAAGTGAAAATATTGTTTGTCATATAAAAAATTATAGACCTTCATTTTATGTCAGAGTCCCTAATGATAATATTACTGAATTTAAAAAACTATGCGAATCATCATTAAAACATGCCCTAACAAAAGAAATTACATCTAAAATCAAAGCACAAAATAAAAACATTAATGAAGATGATCTTAAAGAAGAAGTTGATGAACAAGTTGGTAAAAAAATGTTCTTTTATACAGATAAAAATTGCCCTTACTATTGTGGAATGACATATAGTGAAATTAAAAAGAAAAAATCATTCTATCATTTTTCTTTTAATGATGATGATGAATATTTCTACTTTTATAGACTAAGTTTTACAACATCATTTAGTATGATGAAATATGTTCATTCAATTAAGAACTACTATATTTGGTTACAAACTTTACTTGATGTCGAACCTGAAAATGAAATATTTAAAAATAAATTTCTTATGGATTGGTTACAGCTGAAAGAAAATAATTGTGATTGTGAATCTAATCTTTATGAATCTAAAACAAGCCCTATACTAAAATTTATCCACGATACAAATATTAAATCTTGTGGTTGGATACATATTGATAAAGGTAAATTTAAAGAACTTAAGGACCATGTATTTAATTGCCAACATGAATATTATGATATTGATTATAAAGATATACAAATTTTAGATAAAGATGATGTAGCAAATTTTAGAATATGTTCTTTTGATATTGAGTGTGATAGTTCACATAATGATTTCCCAAATCCTAGAAAAACTTTTAAGAAATTAGCTAGTGAAACATATGATTGTATTATTAAAAATAAAAATCTTGATAAAGAATTTATACTAATTATTATTGAAGTTATTCTAAATCAATCTTTTGGAGTTGGTGGAAAAAATGATTTAGCAGAAATTAATTATACAAATTATTCATCTGAAATTAAAACAATTGAAGATTTTGATAAAAAGATTAATTTTAATGAAATAAAAACGGCATTCGAAAAAACAAATATTTTTGATAATATTGATGATTTCTGTAATTCTAAAAATAGAAATAAATATATCAATGAAATATGTAAAATATACGATAAAAATATTAAATTTATAGATGAAAATGGTATTCTTCATAATGTGATTGTTGAAGGGGATCCTGTGATCCAAATTGGAAATGTCTTTTATGATTTTGCCACTAAAAAATATCAAAGAATTATTGTTGTTTATAAAGAAAATGTCCCCGAAGATCAAATATGTGATCCTTTGGATGAATTTGATATTAAAATTGTTCGCTGTAAATCAGAAAAAGAATTATTAATAAAATGGGCTGATATAATGTGTAAATATAGTCCTGATTATATTACTGGATATAATATCTTTGGTTTTGATTTTAATTTCATTTGTGAAAGAGTAGATATACTATTTCAATGTCCAACAGGACCAAATGGAAAATGTATGTGTAAAGAATATAAAAAATCAGTAGATCATTGTAAGCATTGTCCTAAATCTAAATTTTATCACATTGGAAGAATTCTAAAAAATGATAAAGATAAGTATAGAAATAAAGAATGTAAAAGTGTTGATAAAGAATTATCATCTTCAGGATTAGGGGATAATATTCTTAAATTTATCCATATGGATGGTAGAATTTTATTTGATATGCAAAAAGAAGTTCAAAAAGGTCATGCCCTTGAATCTTATAAACTAGATAATGTATCTTCACATTTTATGAAAGGTAAAGTAAAAATTCTAAAATGTTGGAATCGTGCTTTGGGTGGGAAAAAGGTATTTATTTGTGATCTTGAAACTAAAAATTTAGGATTCCTTAAAAAGGGTGATTATATCAATCTAAATATTTATACTAAATGGGGTAATTATAAATTCCAAGATAAAAAATTTGTAATTAATAGTATTATTCAAAAACAAAAAGTTATTAAAATTGTTTCTGACAAAAATTTATTAAAAGAAACTAAAAAAATTATTGATTGCGAATATATTGAATGGTCTTTGGCAAAAGATGATATTTCGCCACAAGATATATTTGATAGTCAAAAAAATAATGGTATCTTAACTCTAACAAATGGACTTAAAGTTACAGGTCCAGAAGGCAGAGCTCTTGTAGCTAAATATTGTATTATGGATTGTGAATTAGTAATTCATCTAGTATTACTACTTGATATCCTTACAAATAATCAAAGTATGGCTACAGTTTGCTCTGTTCCTCAATCATTTATATTCTTAAGAGGTCAAGGTATTAAAGTATTATCATTGGTTACAAAAGAATGTAATAAAGAAGAAAATAATATACTTATACCTACTCTGAAAGCTTTTGACCCAAATAATAAAGAAGGTTTTGAAGGAGCTATTGTTTTGGATCCTGTTGAGAGAAATACAACTGGTATGTATTTAGAAGATCCAATAGCTGTTGTTGATTATGCTTCATTATATCCTAGTAGTATTATTGAAAATAACTTTTCACATGATACATATATTTGTACTGAAAAAGAATATTTGGAAAATCCTGGAAAATACAATAATTTTAAAGAAATTAAAGATTTTAAATATTCCGAAGCAAAATATGGTGATTATGAATTTACTGAAAAATTTAAGAAAGGTGATGATGTTGTTATTAAAGAAATTGATGAAAAAAGAATTATTGCAAAAGTAGAAAAATCTAAAGATGAAGATGATGATACTAAATATTATTTAATGGAAGATGATGAAAAAAAATATATCGCTGAACAATTAACTAAGATTGAAGATAAAAAATGGGATAAAAATAAATTAGATACCGAAACTAAATGCTATTTTAAATCACAATTTAATAATTATAATCCAGATGAAGGTCCTAAATACGGTATTATTCCAAAGATTCTTAAAACCCTATTAGATCAAAGAACTGCTACTAAAAGAAAGATGAAAAAAGCAGAATCAGAAGATAAAAAGAAAGTATTGGATGGTTTTCAATTGTCTTATAAAATTACAGCTAATTCTGTTTATGGTGCTATGGGAGCTAAAACAAGTGCTATCTTCTTTAAGAAATTAGCTGCTTGTACAACAGCTATTGGTAGACAAAGGATTTATGATGCTGAAAATGGAACAATTAAATGGGCAAATTCTGATGAAAATGATTTGATTTGTAAAGATGAAAATATTGTTAAAAAAGAAGATAGAGCAAGGATCGTTTATGGTGATACAGATTCTGTATTTATTAAATTTTCTAGATTTAATAAAGAAGGTAAATTACTAACTGGACCAGATGCCATTAAACATTGTATAGAATGTGGAATAAAGGCGGGAGCATATGTAACGGAACATTATTTAAATTTAGCATTTAAGGGATTAAAATATCAGGGTGTTCCAATAGAAAAATCTAAATTTAAGGGACCTCAAGATTTAGAATATGAAAAAACTTTTGAGAATTTTATTCTTATTAGTAAAAAGAGATATATAGGTGATAAACATGAATTAGAATATTTGGAAGATCCTAAACGCACATCTATGGGTATTGTAATGAAAAGAAGAGATAATGCTCCAATAGTAAAATATGTATATGGTAATTTATTGGAAATACTGATGAGAGAAAAAGATTTAGATAAAGCAAAATCATGGTTAGATACTACATTAGATAATATAAATACAGGTAAGATGAGTAAAGAAAATATTGATATGTTTGTAATTACAAAATCATTGAGAGGTTATTATAAAAATCCACAAACAATTGCTCATAAAGTTTTAGCTGATAGAATAGCTGAAAGAGATCCAGGTAATAAACCAAAACCAAATGATAGAATACCATATGCTTATTTTGAATTAGAAGAAGATAGATTATATGATTTTAAAAATAAATATAAATGTGGTAAAAGAAAAGGTCAGCCAAAGAAGAAAAATATACTTCAGGGTGATAGAATAGAACATAGAGATTATATTTTAAAGACTAAATTAGCATTAGATTATAAGTTTTATATATCGAATCAGATAATGAAACCAGTGAAACAATTATTAGAAATTCAGTTGGATGAACCAACAATAAATGAAATATTTAATAAATATATCGCAGATTAAAATATTTATTAAATAATAATATGATTTCTTTAATGGGTGGATCAACTAAATCTTTTTTGCCTCAGGGTGACAAATTACAAACATTTTTAATTATGCTTTTAATCTTTTTAGTTAAAGTTTATTTAGTTCAGTTTTCCTATAACTATATTGCACCTAAATTAATTAAAGATTTTGGGAATAAGGACACTGATTTTACAAGATTAACATTTACACAGGCTATCTTCTTAGTAATTTTAGCGAATAATTTGTTTAGATAAATAACTGAAATTTTTTTAAGATTTTTCAAAAAATGAATTAAATTAATTAATTTGTTTAATTTCTGTAAAATTTTTTTCTAAATATATAATAAAAAATGGGAGGAGGATTGATGCAATTAGTAGCTTATGGCGCACAGGATATTTACCTTACAGGTAACCCGCAAATTACTTTCTTTAAGGTTGTCTACCGCAGACACACTAACTTCTCAATGGAAACCATTAAGCAAACTGTTAATGGTAGCCAAGGTGATGGTGGTAACGGAACTGTTACTATTTCCAGAAATGGTGATTTAGTAAACAAAGTTTATGTTTCATCTACTAGTGCTGGTATTACAGATGGATCAAAAATGGTTGCTTCTGCTGAACTTGAAATTGGTGGTCAAAGAATTGATAAGCACACCACCGAATGGAATAATGTATGGAATGAACTTACAACCCCCGAATCAAAGGCTATTGGTCTTAAGTCTTTACAATCATGTATTGGAACTTCTGTGAACGCCGCTGGGGTAGGCGCTCTAGGATCTGTTAAACAGGTTCAGGTTCCTCTCAACTTCTGGTTTTGCAGAAACCCTGGTCTTGCTCTTCCTTTAATTGCTCTTCAGTATCATGAAGTTAAGATTAAGTTTGTGTGGGGGGCACAAAGTGCTGGCGAAGTTGGAGCAAGTTTCTCCTGTGATGTTTTAGCTGATTACATCTACCTTGACACTGATGAAAGACGCAGATTCGCTCAAGTTTCACATGAATACTTAATTGAACAGCTCCAAATTCACGATGGTAAAACCACTTCTGCTGATATTTCAGAAAAGTTAAACTTTAACCACCCTGTTAAGGAATTAATATGGACCTGCGATCAACGCCTTGATTCAGTTATCCTTAAGTTAAATGGTCACGATAGATTTTCTTCTCAAGATGATGAATATTTCACTCTTAGACAACCATTTGATTACCACACTGCTGTCCCGAAACAGAATTTGCCTACTACCGCTCAGCTTACGACTTTAGACAGACAGACACAATTTGTTGCCCCACAAAACCATCCCGCCACACCATTAGGTGATGCCGCCGCCGGCGCACCTTCCTCTCTCTTTATATCTGCAACCGGTGCAGCTAGTGTAATTGGTTTCGCGGCGGCACCCACCCCGGGTGAGTTTGCGGTAGGTCAACAATTAGCAATTACGTGTACAGCCTCAGGTGCCACGCCAACTGTTAACGGAACAATTGGTCGTGTTTATTTTACTACAGTTACGACAGCCGGAACAGTGGCGGGCAATCAAGTAACATTAGGTTTAACAATCCCAACAACGGCCGATGCAGCACCCCTAACATTAGTTACAACAGCGGCGAGTGGTACATTTGTAGTTAATCTTGTAACTAACGGCAACTCCAAACAGGCCCGCACCTCCAAAGAAATCAACAGAATCGGTGTCTACTCATTCGCCCTCAAACCTGAAGAGCACCAGCCTTCTGGAACCTGTAACTTCTCTAGAATTGACAATGCTATCTTAAAGGCTACAGCATCTGGTACTCCCGGAACCTTCAAGATCTACGCCGTAAACTACAATGTCTTAAGAATCATGAGTGGTATGGGTGGTCTTGCTTACTCTAACTAATTCATTAATATGAATATTTAACTATTTGTTTTATCTTTATTTTTCATTCAATTAATTAATAAATCAATTAATTAAGTTAAAATTTTTTTCTAATTTTTTAAATAAAAATTAATTAATTAAGTTAATTTCTCCAAAATTTTTTTCTAAATATATAATAAAAAATGGGAGGAGGATTAATGCAATTAGTAGCTTATGGCGCACAGGATATTTACCTTACTGGTAACCCTCAAATTACTTTCTTTAAGGTTGTCTACCGCAGACACACTAACTTCTCGATGGAAGCCATCGAACAAACTCTTAACGGCACAGTTGGCTTCGGCAACCGTGTTTCTGCCACTATTTCAAGAAATGGTGATTTAGTCGGAAGAATGTATTATGAAGTTGCTATTGGTACGCAAACAGGAATTGCTGGTGGTGATGCCAGCAATGCTGGAGCGAACGTTGGTTCTGCTTTAATTAAAGAAGTTGAGTGTGAAGTTGGTGGCCAGCGTATTGACAAACATTATGGTCACTGGATGGAAGTATGGTCTGAACTTACTGAACCAAATACTTCTGGGTTATCAGGCACGGTCGCTGCTGCCGCCGCCCCGGCTGACGGAACTAAATTTCAAAATATGAGTTGCATGGGTGGTGTAGACAGCGTTGCTGATGTGGGCTCAATTAATAAGTTCTTTGTTCCACTTCAATTTTGGTTCTGTAGAAACCCCGGTCTTGCTCTGCCTTTAATTGCCCTTCAGTATCATGAAGTTAAGATTGTAACGGAATTTGAAGCCCTCGCCAATGTCTTTGATGACGCCACCGACGGTGATCTCGAAGCAAAACTCTACGCTGATTACATTTACCTTGATACTGATGAGCGCAGACGTTTTGCTCAGGTATCTCATGAATACCTTATTGAGCAGTTACAGTATGAAAGCAAAAGTGGATCTTCTCTTAGTAGCATGGAACTTAATTTTAATCACCCAGTTAAAGAATTAATCTGGACTGGTGGCACCACTACCCCTGCCACCGACGGCACCCACGGTCCTTCAACACCTGAATCTGTTGCTGGTGCGGCGGGAACCACTTGGCATTTAAAACTTAATGGACATGATCGTTTTTCTGAACGTGATTATCGTTATTTCACTAGAGCACAGGTATGGCAACATCACACTGGTTTTGGTGGTATTACTCCCGGAGCAGGTGGAGCCAGTGATGCAATTGCCGTATATTCATTTGCCCTTAAACCTGAAGAACACCAGCCTTCTGGAACCTGTAACTTCTCAAGAATTGATAATGCTCAGCTTAAGGTCACCGGAGGAGGAAATAATTATAACATCTACGCCGTCAACTACAATGTCTTAAGAATCATGAGTGGTATGGGTGGTCTTGCCTACTCTAACTAAATCATTTAATATGATTATTTAACAAATATCTTTTTATAATCTTTTTATTCATTTAATTAATAAATCAATTAATTAAGTTAATTTCTTTATATTTTTTTTCTAAATATATAATAAAAAATGGGAGGAGGATTAATGCAATTAGTAGCTTATGGTGCTCAGGATATTTACCTTACAGGTAACCCACAAATTACTTTCTTTAAGGTTGTCTACCGCAGACACACTAACTTCTCTATGGAAGCTATTGAACAAACGCTTAATGGCACTGTAGATTACGGTAATCGTGTTTCTGCCACTATTTCAAGAAATGGTGATTTAGTCGGAAGAATGTATTATGAAGTTGATATTACGGGCATTGATGACGGAAATCCAAGTGATGACATATTCGCAAATTTAGGTTCTGCTTTAATAAAAGAAGTTGAGTGTGAAGTTGGTGGCCAGCGTATTGACAAACATTATGGTCACTGGATGGAAGTATGGTCTGAACTTACTGAACCAAATACTGACGGTGTAATGGGGCAGATTCCTATTGGCTTGGACCTCAAAGGTGGTACTAAATTTCAGAATATGAGTTATATGGGGGGTGTACAGGGGCGAGCGGTGGCCGGGACCGATGAAATAACGGCGGCAACGAGTATTAAAGCTTTTGTTCCCCTTCAATTTTGGTTCTGTAGAAACCCCGGTCTTGCTCTTCCTTTAATTGCCCTTCAATATCATGAAGTTAAGATTGTTACTGAATTTCAAAAACAAGAATTGCTTATTCAAGCTGATGACGTCGCCACCGCCGCCAGCACTACTCTCGCAGTAAAACTCTACGCTGATTACATTTACCTTGATACCGATGAACGCAGACGTTTTGCTCAGGTTTCTCATGAATATCTTATTGAGCAGTTACAATTTGAAGATAAATCAGAATCAAAATCACATGAACTAAATTTTAATCATCCAGTTAAAGAATTGATTTGGACTGGCGGTGTAACTGATGAAGCAGCTGATTTGCAAACAAGTGCAGGTGCCGGATCCTCAACACCCAAGACACTCAATGCCGCTGACCAAACTTTCCAATTAAAACTTAATGGTCATGATCGTTTTGCTGAACGCGATTATCGTTATTTCACTAGAGCACAGGTATGGCAACATCACACTGGTTTTGGTGGTATTGGAAATGGAGGCCAAGCCACCGGCCTCAACCAAGGTAAATGCGATGATTCTATTGCTGTCTATTCATTTGCCCTTAAACCTGAAGAACATCAACCAAGTGGAACCTGTAACTTCTCAAGAATTGATAATGCTCAACTTGTTTGTGGAGTTGCTAAGCAGCTTTACGTCTACGCTGTCAACTACAATGTCTTAAGAATCATGAGTGGTATGGGTGGTCTTGCTTACAGTAACTAATTATGAATTTAGTTAATAAATAAAAATAATTTTATAAGAAATAATTTTATAAGGAATAATTTAAAGATTATTCAAAATAGCTAATATACTTTGTTTAGTTTTATATCTTCTTCTTGAACAATTAATTGTTAAATCAATTAATTTACCTAATACAATTGATCTTTCGCCGCTTATATTAATTTCTGTTGTTAAAGAATATTCATTTATTTTAGAAAATAAATTATTTTTTCTTAAATTTATTTCCCTATTTGCCCAAATTTTAAATATTTCAATACATTTCTCAAGATTATCTAGATTTTCATCTGTTTCTGTTCCTTGATGTAATAATGCTTCAACTTTAGAACTATGAATTTTACGTCCCGTCCATTGACTTAAAACATCTATTAAAGTTTTAAGAGAACATAAATTATTAGTTTCTACAACTGGCGTAACATCAGATAAAATATTTCTTATTTCACTTGCTACCTGTTCTACAGCTACGGGTGCTTCTACCGGTTCTTCAGCGGGTTCTTCTACTGGTTCTTCAGCCGGTGCTTCTACTGGTTCTTCTGATGGTTCTTCTACTTCAGCGGGTTCTTCTACTTCAGCAGGTTCTTCAACAGGTTCTTCAGCAGGTTCTTCAGCAGGTTCTTCTACTTCTTCAGCAGGTACTTCAACAGGTTCTTCTACAGATTCAGCAGGTTCTTCGGCAGCGGCGGTATCAGAAGAAGGAACTTCTTCAACGACTTCTTCAACATTTTGTTCAACAGGTTCAGTTAAATCAAGAGTTTGTGGTTCAGACATTTTATATAATATAATATTTTATTTTTTAAATTTGATTTTAATTTAAAATTTAATTATAAACATTATAAAATAATGAGCAAAGGAAACAAAGGTTTTACAAATATAGGAAATACATGTTATATGAATAGTGCCCTTCAATGTTTAATTCATTTGGAGGAATTAAATCCTAAAAATGAAGTTTTCCTTGATACATTAAGAAAATCATCAAAAAAAGAATATACATTATTGAAGCAATGGTTACAGCTTTATAAAGAAATGTGGTATGAAGATAATAGTGATACTTTTATTAAAACAAGGAATTTCTTGATAACATTTGTAAATAGATGTCGTGAAGAAAATATTTATTTTGAAGTTTTTAATCAAAATGATGTATCTGAGTTTTTAACGGCATTTATTACAGTTCTACATGAAGAAATCTATAGACCAGTAAATATTACAGTATCGGGAGAACCTAAAAATAATATGGATAAATATCAAGTTAAAAGTATTGAAACATGGAATTCTTATTTTAATACAAAATATTCTTGTATTGTTAAAGATTTTCATTCTCAATCAATTAATCTGACTTGTTGTCCACTATGTGAATATACAACATCAAATATGGATCCAATTATGACAATTAATCTTGATATTGATGAAAATACTGATAATATTTATGAATGTTTGAATAATTATACAGATGAATTTATAATGGATGAAGAAAATAAATGGACATGTGATAAGTGCGGAGAAAAAGTTCAGTGTAAAAAGAAAAATAAATTTTGGAAATTATCAGATGTTGTTATTATTAATATCAAACAATATAATGATAATGAAAATAAATATGATAAATTTATAGAATATCCTAAAGTTCTTAATATGGAAGCTTATTGTATTAATTATAAAGGTTTATCAATGAATTATGAATTACAGAGTTTATGTATTCATAGTGGTGGTCTAGGTGGGGGTCATTATTATGCGTATTGTAAAAATCAGTTGGATAATAAATGGAGAGAATATAATGATACTCATGTTTCTGAATTAAATGAAACAGATGTTTTTGATAAGAAACCTTATTGTTTATTTTATAAGCGTGTATAAAAATAATGTATATTATATATGACAAAAGAATTTATAGATGTTTTAAAAATTTTTTTACAAAGTTTGAGTAATAAAGAATGTTCATCAAAATATAGTGATCTATTTAATAAATTAATAGGGAAAACAAAAGAAGAATTAAAAGATAATAATAGTATTAATTGTATAAAAGCCGGTAAATCTCAACAAAAAGTTTATGTATGTTCTGAATATGTTTATAAAGCACAACCTTTAAATGTTTCAAGGAGAATTAATGCGAGTGATAATGATAATGATATTAAAGTTGATTCTTTTACAATGAATGTTATTATGCAAAATATGATGAAATCAGTTGTTGAAAATTTTGATGTAGATGCTGAAAATGTTGAAAATCCTTTAGATTTATGTACAAAAGATAATCATTTAATAATGATTTATAACAAATCTAATCTTGATGATTTCCAAAAATTTTTAACAGATCATCATCAGGATTATAAAACAGATGATGAATATAAAGATGAAATAATAAAAATTTTATTGAAAATATTTGAAGTAAATGATAAACTTTATGATATTTGTCAATTTCAACATTGTGATATGAAATGTATGCAAATATTACTTGATAAAGATTCTGATGGAAATATTACACCTAAGCTTTCTGATTTTGATAAATCTACATGTTCTTTATTTTTTAATGGACAAGCATATAGAATTCGTTTAGTAAAATTAGATACTCCAATGATGGGAGATGTTCATGATAATAGTGGTATTGAATTTATGGGTTCTAAAACTTATCAGGGAGGAAGACCATCGAGAAAAACAAGACGTTCTAAGAAATCAAGAAAACGTAGAAAAACAAGAAAACATAAAAAAACAAGAAAATCAAGAAAAACAAGAAAACATAAAAGTAGAAAAGGAGGTTCTATAAACAAATATCTTAAAAGGAGTGCAAAAAAACTTTCAGCAAAATTATTTCATAAAACACCTAAAAGTCTTAAAAGAATGGCTTATGGTGATCAAGGATTACAAAGATTTAAAGAAATGCCTTTAAAAAATAATAGGTATTATAATGCCTGTTTATTATCATCAACTTTACTTCAGGCTAAAATAAATCCAAGTGAAATTATTGATTCATTAAAACAAACTGATTATTCAATAATAACAACATATATAGATCAATCTAAAATAGACAAAATTATTAATCGTAATACAGGCGGATTAATGGGTAATCTTAGGGAAATTAATGATACAAATTTATCAGGTAATGTAATTGCCGCTCAATGTGTAAAATATCCAAATATGTTTGAAAAATCAAAAAATTTAGAATCACAAGTAGAAGTTATAAAAAATGATTATAATAATATATCATTTGTAAAAAAAACTAACACTAAAATGGAAACACTTTTCAAGCCAGAAGATTATGGTTATATTGATGAATACTGATACTAATTAATTTTAACCCATTTATTAGAATTATTATTTTTTTCTATTTTCCATAAATTATCATCTTTTCCTCTCATAATAACATTTAAAGGCTGACATTTAGGACAAAAACCTAAACCTTCGGGAGAATCAACATTTCTATTTATTTTACATTGACATTTTTTCATAGACTTTTCTTTTAAATGTGGTCTTCTTAATTTTCGGGTTCTGGTTCTCTTTTTTCTTCTAGTGCTTCTAGTTTTTCTTTTTGTTTTCTTTTCATTAAGAATACTTGAGAAAGGTATTCCTCCACCATAAAAATCTGTCATTATATATTAAACAATATTTTCTTCTTCAGTATTTTCATTTAAAATCTCTTCATCATTATTTTCCATCTCATCTTCTAAAATAATATTCTCAAATAAAAATTCTGTTAAATGAAAAGATCCATTTTTAGAATCATTAAATATTTGTAAACAAAAACCTTCAGTAATTTCTTTAATATCTAAAAATAAATCAGATATATCTGACCCATATTTTGTATGAAAATAATCAAAATAATCAATTTCTTCTTCTATAATTTCTTTATTCATTTAAATATTTATCATATAAAAAATTAATTATTTCCATTCTGAACGATTCTTCATCAGAACGTAAATGAATTTCTTCATTTTTATCTATAAATTGATTAATCTTAAAAAAAACTTTTTCAATATATTCTTTATTTTCTTTTACAAATTCTATTTTTGTTTGTTTTTTCATATTAATTATAAAAGAATATTTTTAACAATATTTAACTTATAAATTCCATCAATGATTGTAAAATATTTTCTTCACCATCTCCCCAATTAATATAAAGTGTTCTTCCTAAAGGAAAATCTATTAAACCTTTTTCAGAAATATCATCCATATTTTTAATATGATCTTCATAATTTTGTGGATAAAGTTCTTTGATTCTTCTTATTCTTTCTTCTTTTGGAACATGTAGAACGATAAAATGCCAATCTTCAGAATTATCTAGAACATTTAATTCATTTTCAAATCTTAAATCATCAATAATACAATTTTCTTTATCTTTACATTGCTTTAAAATATAATTAATCCAAACATTTTGATTAATATCTTTCATTTTATTTGCTATATTGATTAAAAGGCTTCTATCTTTAATATCGCCCATATCAAAAAGTTCTTTAGCCAAATCTTTTATTTTTTGACCAAATGAATAAATTTCATAATTATCATTAAGAGAACAAATTAGTTTTGCCATTGTTGTTTTACCAGAACACATTGGGCCTGAAATAGCAATTTTCATTTTATATTTTATATATAATCTAACTTTAAATCAAATTTATTTTTTAAATTTTGTAATATCTTTACCTTTTATTGATAAAACAAAAGCTATAGCTCCGAGAATAGTAAGGATTATAATATTATATTGAGCATTTAAAATTGATTTAACGTATTTATTTTCTTCGTCGGTACAATTGTTAAAGGCATATAAATTACCTACGGTATTTATGATAACCATAAATATTGCCATATAAATAGTTGTATTAAAATATGAACCCAAAGATGCTGCTAAATCTTTATAAGCCCCCTTAGTATTTGATCCTGTCCCTATTCCGCCTTCATCACTTCCACCCCCCGAACTTGAAGAACTTTTGCTTGATGAAAATCTTACTCTTACAGCAATAGCATTTACAACAAAACCAAAATATATAATAGTCACTAGAGCATTTGGTAAAAATTCCATAAAATCTTCAGCATCTCTATTCTGCATTTTTTCCCTGATAAAAGTTCCTATAGCTAGAACTAACCAAGAAGCTATAGCGTAACCATAGATAGGACTTTTTGTGCCTTTGAATCCACCAGTGAGATTTAAAGCTGCTATAGTTAAAAATAGAATTAGCATTCCACCCCATTTTTGTGCTAATAAAATTAATTTATCACTATCAGCCATTATATATAATAAATATAAAAAAAAAATATGTATAATATATATAATGAAAAAAACAAATCTTAGAATAAATAATTTTTTCATTTTAATTCATGATAATAAACATTATCTAACAGATATTGATATGTTAGATGACTGGAAAAATACAAAACCAAATGAATTAAAAAAATATACAGAAAATGATGATTGTTCTAAAAAAATCAATGAATTAATTGATGAATATAATGTTAAATCAAATGTTAATTTTACATTAACAGATTTTAAGAAATTTAAAAAATCATTGGAAAAAGCTGAAGTCAGAGTTGTTTCATTAAAAAAAGGCGGCACCAGTAGTTCCTGACAAAAATCAGAAGAATCATTGGAATTAACCGGTGGTTCTTCTAAAAGTTCGTGACAAAGTGGTGGAGCTTCTAAGTCTTTGTGACAAGGGGGGGGAGCTTCTAAAAGTTCATGACAAAGTGGTGGTAATTCTAAATCACAAAAAAGTAGTTGACAATAATTTATTGTTAACTAAAATTCTATATGTATATTATAGTGACGCGTATTTTTTAAAAGATTAAAATATGCTGAGTAATATAAATTTGAATTTATTTAAAAACTACTTTACAAATAAATAAAATGTTCTTGAAAATAAAACCGCTTAATGATAATATGAAAGTTATGTATTCTTCACATGGAACTTTTAATCAAGGAGATAGTGGTTTAGATTTATTTTGTCCCGAGACAATTACTATTAATCCTGGTGAAACTGTTTGTATTGATCTACTGATTCAGTGCGAAGCCTTTGGTGGTTTGATGGGGGATAATTCTAATAATGTATCTTATTATATGTATCCAAGGTCTTCTATGGGAAGCAGAACACCTTTGAGATTATCTAATTCAGTGGGTATTATTGATGCCGGATATAGAGGAAACTTGTGTGCTTATGTAGATAATATAAAAACTTATCCTTATACTATAAATAGGGGCGATAGACTTGTTCAGATATGTGCTCCTAATCTTGAACCGATTCATTTTAGTATTGTAAATCAATTATCTGATACGCAAAGAGGTGATAATGGATTTGGAAGTACAGGAAGATAATTAAATTTAATTCGCCTTAAAACTACTTAAAATTATATAAATTAATATAATTGTGAAAGGGTGAAAGAAATATTTATAATTGTAACTCATTATGTTACACAGTCAGGTTTCCCGAGTCTGGTCAAAGGGGAGCGACTTAAGATCGCTTGCGTATGCTTCGTGGGTTCAAATCCCACACCTGACACTCGCTGTATTAGCTCAGTTGGTAGAGCGCC